TAGCACAAAAGATATCGTTCGCGCGCACGAGAAATTTTAAAAAATAAAGCTGGTTTTCGGAGGTGATGAAAATGGCGAAAATGTCAAAAGAGAAGGTGCGAAATTCCCTGATGAAACAGTTGGCGCTAAAAGGTGCACAGGTTGAACACTACGAGGACTTAATCAATGACTATATGAGTTTTTGGGAAACTAAAAACGCACTTATACAGGATATTAAAACGCGTGGTGTAATGTATAAAGATGTTTCTTCTGTCGGCGTGGAAATGCAGAAAAACAATCCGTCAGTAAAAGAATTAGTCATGGTAAACCGTCAGATGTTGTCGATACTTAAAGAGCTGGGATTGAGTACCGACGACATAGGCGGTGGTGAAGATGAAGAAATGTAAATATCATCCGTATATTGATGATTACCTTGACGCTATCGAAACAGGAAAGGTTAAAGCCAACAGAAGGTTAAAGCAAATGGTTCCTTTGGTGAGAAGGCAGCTTGACGGCGAACATGTGTTCATAGACGGCGAGAAAATAGACAAAGCCGTTGAACTGATGGAAAAGTATTTTGATATAAAATTAATACCGTGGGAATTGTTTGTTGTTGCGTGTATTCATTGTTATAATTTGAAAGACGACACTGTGATATTTAGGACTATTTTTTTGGTGATAGCCAGAGGGAACGGCAAAAACAAGTTTTTGGCGGCGTTGGCGTGGTATTTATCTACGCATTACCACGGTGTCAAAGGTTACAACATTGACATTATCGCAAACAGCGAAGAACAGGCAAAAACATCTTTCAATGACATTTATGAGGTATTGGAAACTCATTGGGCAAAACTCAAAAAGTTTTTTTACAAGAACAAAGAAGAAATCATCAACCTTAAAACCAAATCAAAAATCAAATACAACACATCAAACGCCCGCACAAAAGACGGTAAGCGTTCAGCGTGTTTAATTTTTGATGAAATTCACGAATACGAAAACTCACGGTTGATTACGACCTTCACTTCCGGTTTTGGTAAGCGTAAACACAGCCGGATTTTTTACATTACTACCAACGGTTATGTTCGTGAGGGTGTTTTGGATAAACAGTTGGAAATAGCATACTCAATTCTTGACGGCGAAAACACCGAAATGAAAATGCTGCCTATTATTTATAAACTTGACGACGAAAGCGAATACGAAAATCCTGAAATGTGGGAAAAAGCAAATCCTTCGCTGCCTTATTTGCCTGATTTGCAAACAGAGATGAAGGAGCATTTTATTGAAACGAAGTATGACACTACACAAAAGATTGAGTTTTTAACAAAGCGGTGCAACTTACCGAAAACCGACAACGAAGAAGCTATTACAGACTATGAGAACATCAAAAGCACTAATAAACCTTTGCCGGACTTAACTGGTTGGAGTTGCAGTGTTGGAATTGACTATGCCGTAAGACGTGATTGGGCGGCGGTTAATCTGCATTTCAAGAAAGGTGACCAAAGATATGACATAAACAAAGCGTGGTATTGCACTCGTTCCCCTGAACTTAGCAGAATAAAGGCCCCGCTTGACGAGTGGGAGGAACAAGGGCATTTAATAGCGGTTGATGAACCCGATATTTCGCCCGAAATTATAGCGGACTATATCGCAGAGCAAGCCGCAAAATATGTGATTGTCGGAATATGGGCTGACGACCACAGATTAATAATACTCAAAAACGCTTTATCGGCTGTCGGTTTTGACGAGGAAAGTGGCATGGTACACAGAGTCACGCCAAAAATGATTATGAAGGTTGTCGGGCTTATAGACAGGTGTTTTTCTAAAGGCTTTTTCACTTGGGGCGATAACCCTGTATTGAGATGGGCTGCACGAAACACAAAACTTGAAAACAGAAAATCCAAAACAGGTGTTGATACAGGCAATTTCTATTATGCAAAAATCGAGGGCAAGAGTAGAAAAACGGACCCGTTCATGGCGTTAGTCCATTCTGTAATCGGTGAAGAATTGATACCTGAACACTATGAATATCCTGATTACGGAGTACAAATATATGATTGAGGCGAGGTGATAAGATGGGGTTGTTTGGTTGGCTAAAAGAATGGTTTAACAAAGACATACGCAGGGCTGATTGCGTAATATTCGGCGACCTTGCCGCGGAATTGAGTTACAGAAAATTAGCACTGCAAAGCGCAATCAGCTTGGTGGCGAATACGTTAGCAAAGTGTAAATTCAGGACGTACCAAAACTTCGAGGAATTGAAGGGCGAGGAGTTTTACCTATGGAACTATGAACCTAACAAAAATCAAAACGCATATGAGTTTATACATAAGGCTATCACAAAACTGTTGACGGATAACGAATGTTTAATCATAGAAGATGACAGCGGAAATTTGCACGTTGCTGATGATTTTACCATTGAACCCAACAGCTTATATGGCAATTCATTCAAAGGCGTTACAATTGAAGATTATACTTTTCAAAGGACATTCGACTATCGAGATGTTCTTTTTTTGCGCTTAAATTTCGTTGACAGCAAACCTATAATTGACGCCGCCTGCGACACTTTCGGGCAAATGATAGCATATGCACAAAAGAAATACAAGCAATCAAGGGGCATAAGAAGTATATTCCGAACTAAAGTGCAGGCAATGAATGATGAACGCTTTAAAGAAAGAGTGGAGGCGCTTATAAACGGCGACTTCAAAAAGTTTTTAGAAAGCGACAATGCAGTGCTGCCGTTGTTTGATGGTATGGAGTGGGAAGAACTCGGACAGAAAGTTTATTCCCGAGAAACAACACGAGATATAAAAGCAATGGCAGATGATATTTTTGACTTTACCGCAAGAGCGCTTCACATACCGCCCCCGCTATTAAAGGGTGATATGGTAAATACAGAAAACGCCGTTGATAACTTCTTGACGTTTTTTGTTCAGCCGTTAGCAGTTTTATTTCAAGAGGAAATCAATCGCAAGCGATATGGCAAAACAGCTGTTCAAAAAGGCAATTTCTTAAAAATCGACACAAGAGCAATTAAGTATGTTGATTTGTTAGGTTCGGCAGATGCCGCCGATAAATTATTCCGCATTGGTTATTCACTTAACGACATCAGGGTTTTGACGGGGGATGAGCCAATAAATGAAGAGTGGGCAAATGAACACTATGTTACCAAAAATTATGAGCCTGTGAAAGGGGGTGAGGGGAATGAGGAATAAATATTATTCTTTGGCGGTGCAGGACAGGGAAGCGTCTATAAACATTTACGGTGACATTACATCTTTTGAGTGGCTGGAAAGTGATGTATCAAGCTATACTTTGTCAAAAGAAATAGAAGGGTTAGACGTAGATGTTTTAAATGTTTTCATTAACTCTTACGGCGGCGAGGTTGCGGAGGGTTTGGCGATATATAACTCTCTCAAACGACACAAAGCAAAAGTTAAAACTTACTGTGATGGTTTCGCTTGTTCTATTGCGAGTGTTGTTTTTATGGCGGGTGATGAACGGTACATGAACGAATCGTCACTGCTGATGATACATAACGCTTGGACAAAGGTTGCAGGAGACGCTGACGAGTTAAGAAAACAAGCGGACGACCTCGAAAAAATCAACCAAGCGGCAATTAACGCCTATATGTCAAAAATCAACATCACAGAGGACAAGCTGAAGGATATGCTTGACGCTGAAACGTGGATATCCCCGCAAGAAGCGGTCGAGATGGGATTTGCGACATCTATCGTTGAAGATGCCAAAACCGATAATGTTGCGGCAAATGCACGGCAAGCACTATTTAACAAGGTTTTAAACTCCGCACCTAAAGCGGAGGTGAAAATAACAGACCTGCCCGAGCTTAAAACCGAGTTTGCAAAGATTGACGAGTTGATAGCAACCATCAAACAGGCTCAAGAGCCGCAAAATCCGCCGTTTGATGAACCAACAGAAGAACCGTCGAAAGAAAACATACCCAAAAAGCTATTTTCAAAACTATTTAATTAAAAAAAGGAGTGTTAAATTTATGAAAAACAAAGATTTGATATTGGCGCAGAAAGCCGAAATTACAAACAGAATTAATCAGGCTTTAAAAGATGGCAACACGGAGGATTTTCAACAGGCATTTACCGAATACACAGAGATGTTACAAGAGGCCGTTATGGCAGAAGCAAGGGGCATGGTGCAAGATGTTGATAACCAGATACTTGCGGGGCGTGGCGTCAGAGTTTTGACATCAGAGGAAAAGAAATACTACGAAAAAGCAATTGAAGCCATGAGGTCTGAAAACCCTAAACAGGCACTAACCGGCTTTGGTGATGTTCTTCCCAAAACTGTTATAAATGCGGTTTTTGAGGACATAACCGAAACGCACCCGCTGTTAAGTGCAATCGACTTCAAAAACGCTGAAGCGTTAGTTGAATACCTGTATTCATCTATGGACGGCAGGTTTAAAGCGATATGGGGGCAACTTTGCGACGACGTCACAAAGGAATTGGGTGCAACCTTCCACAAAATTAACTTCGGTCAAAACAAACTTTCGGCGTTCATACCCGTTTGTAAAGCTATGCTTGATTTAGGTCCCGCATGGCTTGACAGGTACGTAAGGACCATTTTGTTTGAAGCTATCGCCAACGGTTTGGAAGATGGCGTTCTTAACGGTCGTGGCGTGGCAGAAGGAAACCCCGCGCAACCCATTTATGAGCCTATCGGTATGACAAGAGATTTGACAAACTTCAATGTAGCTACCGGTTATGCCGCAAAGGTTGCTATTCCTGTAGCGGACTTCTCACCCGACACATACGGCGGTTTAATTTCACAGTTGGCTGTCGGTCCTAACCTACTCAACAGGAACGTGACCGAAGTGTTGCTGATAGTTAACCCCGTGGACTATCTAACAAAGATATTCCCTGCTACCACTTATCAGACGCCGCAAGGTGGCTATGTAAAAGACATATTCCCCTTCCCGACTAAAGTTGTTCAGTCGGCTTATGTTGAACAGGGCAAGGCTGTGCTTGGTTTAAGCAAGCGTTATCTTGCTGTGCTTGGCACAGGTAAGGCAGGAAGGATTGAATATTCTGACGAGTACAAATTCCTTGAGGACGAAAGGGTATATCTTATAAAGCTGTACGGTACAGGCAGACCGCTTGACAACAACAGTTTCTTATATCTTGATATTTCAGGGCTTAAACCGCACTATCCTGTTGTTAGGGTTGCAGGCTATGTTGACGCAAGGCTTGACTCAATAGAGATACAAGACGCAAACGGCGACCCGATTAATGTTGGTGCATTTGACGCAAACGTTCACTACTACGAAGGCGCAGGAGATATGGAAGATGCGGTCCTTACGGTTACCCCTAAGAGCGACAATGCCACATTGACCGTAACCCACAACGGCGAAGCAGTATCACCGACGGAGGCAGGTTATGGGATTACGCTTGAAGAAGGACAAAACGTCATAGTCATTACTTGCGAATATGAAGGAATAACCGAGGCGTATGTAATAGTTGTTACATACACCCCGATAGCATAAGGTGATTGCTATGTTGGTGAGAGTTTTAAAGCCCTTTAAGGATAAGATTACAAAAGTAATCTATCAAAAAGGGCAGAAAATAGAGTTAACCAAAGAGCGGTACGAGGAATTATCCTCGTCCGCTTTAGGTTCTTTTGTGGAGGGTATCAGCGACACACCCGAACCCCAGAACAACAAGCAGACAGAACAGGCAGAAGAAAAAGAACCCGAAAAGCCTAAAAACACTAAAAAGTCAGGCAAAAAGAATAAAAAGAAGTAGGTGGCGTTATGCAGTCATCAACCTTACTGCAAGATGTTAAAAACTATCTAGACATCACGTGGGACGACCAAGCAACAGATTGCAAACTGGAAAAGATAATCGAACGAGGTATTGACTATCTCAACATGGTTGCAGGCAAAGAACTTGACTTCACGAAACAAGGGCTACATACTGCTTTGTTGATGGACTACTGCCGATATGTGCGTTCCAATGCCCTCGAGGAATTTCAGAGAAATTTCAATTCGGAACTCAACACACTTTATTTGATAAGCGGTGATGATGATGAAGGAACAGAAGAACCAGACATTCAATGACGGAATTGTAAAAATCTACGGACTTAAAAATATCGCAGAAGAAGGCTTGCGCCCTGTCGTAAAGCCTTGTTTTAAAGAAGTTTTGCGATTTAGGGAGCGAACTGTCGGCATAACAAGGTACAACCTTAACTTGCAGAATAATGCGAAGATAGACCGATTATTAAGAGTGCAGACGCGCCGCAACATATCAACACAGGATATTGCGGTTGTCAACGGCGAGCAGTATGTCATTAAACAGGTTCAGTACATTGAAAACCTTGATGTAATGGACTTGTCGCTTGAAAGGATTGAGCAGGACTATGACCTTGATTGAGTTTAAAGATTTACTTGTCGAACTCGGCAGGAAAATCAATGTGCCTGTATATCATTACAGGGCACACAAACAGACGAACAAATACATGGTGTGGGCAGAAGATAGTCAAAGCACGTCCGACTGGGGCAATGATACAATGGTAAATCAGACCTTGGAAGGCACGATTGACTATTTCACCAAAACGGAATTTGACGAAAACATAATCGAAATTCAAAACGCTTTAAATAACGGTGATATATCTTGG